CACTACATTGGCATTGGCATATGTTTGATATGCCCCTAAGTTAGCCTGTATTGCTATCACATCGGCATTGGCATATGTTTGATATGCACCTAAGTTAGCCTGTATTGCTACCACATTGGCATTTGCGTATGTCTGAAATGCACCAAGATTGGCCTGTATAGCAACCACATTGGCATTGGCATATGTTTGATATGCACCTAAGTTAGCCTGTATTGCTACCACATTGGCATTTGCGTATGTTTGATATGCACCTAAGTTAGCCTGTATTGCTATCACATCGGCATTGGCGTATGTTTGATATGCCCCTAAATTAGCCTGTATTGCTACCACATTGGCATTGGCATATGTTTGATATGCACCTAAGTTAGCCTGTATTGCTATCACATCGGCATTGGCGTATGTTTGATATGCCCCTAAATTAGCCTGTATTGCTACCACATTGGCATTTGCATAAGTTTGATAAGCACCCAAGTTGGCCTGTATGACCGAAACATTGGCATTTGCATAAGTTTGGTATGCACCCAAATTTGCGTTGATACTGTCAATTGCAGTGCTTTGAGCAGCGGCATTACTGACCAAAACTGTTAAACTAGATTCTTGACTAACTGCATTTGCAAGCAGAACAGTTAAGTTAGCCGCTTGCACTGCGGCATTGCTTGTCAACTGTTGTAATTCTAAAGTTTGTGTTACCGCGTTGCCAGACAATACATCTAACACACCTTGTTGTACGGCGGCGTTGCTCTGCAAACTTGTAATGGCTGCATTGGCCGCAGTTACATTTGCATTAACAGTAGTAATTAGTTCAGCCTGCGTAGCAGCATTGGCATTTGCGTACGTCTGAAATGCACCAAGATTGGCCTGTATAGCAACCACATTGGCATTGGCATATGTTTGATATGCCCCTAAATTAGCCTGTATTGCTACCACATTGGCATTTGCATAAGTTTGATAAGCACCCAAGTTGGCCTGTATGACCGAAACATTGGCATTTGCATAAGTTTGGTATGCACCCAAATTGGCCTGTATGACCGAAACATTGGCATTTGCATAAGTTTGATATGCACCTAAGTTAGCCTGTATTGCTACCACATTGGCATTTGCGTATGTTTGATAGGCACCTAAGTTAGCCTGTATTGCTACCACATTGGCATTTGCGTATGTTTGATATGCACCAAGATTGGCCTGTATTGCTACCACATTGGCATTTGCGTATGTTTGATATGCTCCTATATTAGCATTAATTGTATTAATAGATGTGGCTTGCACTCCGGCATTGGAAAATAAATTATCAATTTCGTTTGTTTGTGCAGCAGCGTTGGCTATCAGAGTTGTCAACGAACCAGCTTGTGCTGCGGCGTTGGCATTCGCAAAAGTTTGATATGCACCTATGTTTGCATTGATGCTGTCAATTGCAGCACCTTGTGCGCCTGCGTTGGCCTGCAAGGCAGTTATGTTTGTTGTAGCCGTTCCTAAATTTGCATCTATATTAATAATGGATGCTCCTTGTGCGGCAGCGTTAGTGGTCAGGCTGTCTAAAGATTGTGCCTGGACAGCGGCGTTACTCAATAAAGTTGTGATTGTGGTAGCTTGTGTGGCTGCATTGGCATTGGCAAAAGTTTGATATGCACCTATGTTTGCGTTGATGCTGTCAATTGCGGTGCTTTGAGCAGCAGCGTTACTGACCAAAACTGTTAAACTAGATTCTTGACTAACTGCATTGGCAATTAACACTGTCAAGTTGGCAGCCTGCACTGCGGCATTACTTGTTAACAGTTGTAATTCTAAAGTTTGTGTTACGGCATTTCCCGACAATACATCTAAAACACCTTGTTGTACCGCAGCATTACTTTGTAAGCTTGCGATGGCCGCATTGGCCGCAGTTACATTGGCATTGACAGTGTTAATTAAACCAGCCTGCGTAGCAGCATTGGCAGTCAGTGCAGTAATTGCAGTATTTGCAGCAGTTACATTTGCATTTACAAGATTGATACTTGTGGCCTGCACTCCAGCATTGGAAAATAAATTATTAATTTCATTTGTTTGTGCAGCAGCATTGGCATTGGCATATGTTTGATATGCACCAAGATTGGCCTGTATTGCAACCACATTGGCGTTTGCAAAAGTTTGATATGCACCAAGATTGGCATTCAAATTATTGATACTGGTTGCTTGCGTGCCTGCGTTGGCATTGCTTAACACCTGGAATGCACCAACATTTGCATTAACTGTGTTGATATTGGCAGTCAATTGATCCAGTGTAGCAAATCCGGTATTGGCTGCAAAATTGTCAATTTGAATTTGTTGCGCTGCTGCGTTGGCTGCTAAACTGGTTATTTCAACATTGGCCGCAGTGATGTTGGCTCTTAGACTGTCAATTTGTACATTCGCTGCTGCAACATTGGCATTAACTGGACTTAGATTACCCGAGTCATTAATTTGTGTGACATTAGCCAATACATGACCGCCTGCAGTCACACCATCGTGTACCCTGACAGTATCTAAATCTGTATCAACGGTGATTTCGCCCACTAACCCAGTATAGGTAGAACTCACAGTGGTATTGGCTCTTTTTAATAGTAAGTAGTTTGTTAAAGTTACGTTTGCAGTCATTATATTGTTCCTACATCAATTACAGCATTGGCGCTGAAGTTCAACGGATCAGATTCATAGTATGCTGGAAGCACTTCTAAATCCAACGGAACTCCATGGTTTGCATCTATATATAGTGGGCGTTCAGCATTGGTCGCCACAGTGATTAACTTTAGTGTTATTTTATAAAATCTCTGATCTAATGCAACTGTTACAGCTCGAGGAATAGTTACTGTACCTTGACCTTTGCTTATATCAGTCATTGATACGGTAAAAGCATCAATTGCGCCTTGAATTAAAGGATCCTGTATTTCCATTTGCACTTGATAACCTGTAAGGTTCACAGGTTTTTGATCTTGGTTCATAATTGATATTTGTAAGGGATTATCTATTCCCTGATAAATTTTAATTGGGCGACTGTACACGACTCTGTTCCTTGGTGTGAAAATACTGGGATCCCATAATTGGATCGTGACTGTATTTGGATATAAATAAGCTAGAATTTGCATTATCTTGTATTTATTGAAAAATGGACGAACTAAACTACCAACAACTTCTAAAAAAATATCCTTTTTTAACTTACCTAGTTTATGGTGGCAATGAATACATAGGTGTTATTCAAAATCTCGATGAAGTAATCACCACAATCTACGATTACGGCGCACTAAGAACACTGCAACAAAAACAGCAATTTCTCGAACTAGCAGAGACTTGGTGGTGGGAAAGTAATAGACTGATACCTATTAATGTGTTTCTAAAAACTGAATGGACGCCATTCAGATCGGTGGTTAAAACAATGAATTCAAAAGATGTGGAAATCAAGTTTGGCCCGCAGGTGAGCCTAAAAGAAATTGCTGCCAAACGCAGCAAGCGAAGATCGATTACTCTTGTGAGGAAACTTGGCTAAGCAGATTCATGTTTACTGCAACTAGATGTGCATAGCCAACTGAATGACTTTTTTTAAAATAATAGCTGTCATCCGCAGGTTTTTCCCAAACTGTTTGAGCAACTTCAGCCCATGGATACCCAATTAAATGACGCTTTGCGGGACGTATGCATGCTAAAAACATAGCCAGTCTCGGAATACTATTCACTGCTTCAGGAAATTTTACTAAAGTATCATAATGTGCGCCTATATGAATCAGTTGCGCACAAAATTTTGGGTCGTACAATCTATCCCACTCAGGTTCTTGATGCATTAACTTCTGCAAATGCTGTTCAGATTTAACTTGTTGATATAATCCCACATTAAGAATGTCTACTTTGATGTATCCTAACGCTTCTGCCTGTTGATAGTCTAAGCCGGCTTGTCCTGAAAATGGATCTATGGGTATCTCGGTAAAATATACACCAGTATTATGTTTTGTTATTTTGCCGTCACGAATAATACTTGCAGCATTATGTCTAACTACTGCAAGAGCATGATCTCGATCAGATACATCAATATCAATGTCACTGGAAAATTTCATAATCCTGCCTTGGCCAAAACATGTTTGCACCACTCTACGTCGGCCACGAAATCCTTGAACTTACGATTCCAGTAATTAGGATCAATCCAACTAATAACAATGGCCAAATGTTCCTGGCCAAGAGATTCGAGAAACTCAACACCGCTATCACAATTGTATACAATCCAAGGACTAATGCGACCAGTGGTAATATGAAAACAAATCCTATTATGATTGCCGTACTTGAAATAATGGCTAAAATGAGCAAGACCGCTATCTCCATTGGCATACTCTTCCATGGTTTGTAAGCCGCGTTCAAGTGCGTCTTGGACTGCTTCCCGTTTAATATATTCACTTAACCATTCTTCATAAAAACTATCTCGACACCAATGATCTAATTTTTTGTTGTTCTTTAGTAACCAATTAATAAAGTTGTTGCTGTTAATACAGCGAATAGTAACCAGGTATCTACCGAACTTAGTAAAAGCTGTGTAGTACGGACTTGCAACGAAATCCGTATAGTTTTTAAACTTTGCGCTACCTTGTGTTGTTTCATAGAATTGTAGATATGCTCTAAGTCCAAATTGTACTCCTGTTTCGTTCTGTTGTTGCCAACGTCGTTTCTCTGTGCAAAGATGTGCAGAAAGTGTGCTTTCTTTGCTGTAACTTTTATTACAGTATTTACACTTATAGTTCGGCTTTAATTCTTCTGTCATCCCAGCCGTGCTCTCTAGCTAGTTGTTTAAGATCGTCTAAGGTATTAATTTTTGCTAACAATTCTAACTCATCTTCTTTATATTCTGGGTAGAATTGTCTTAGGAATTTAATTGTTTTATTACTGCTGTCGTCACGTTTCTTTTGTTTAATCCAATCGTGTCTAAACGTGCCCATACCTGGGCTTACCGTAGTGGCAGATAACCATTGTAATTCTGGATACTTTGCTAAATCAAAAAAATGTTTATTTAAATTTTCATTGCAAGACAACAAATAATATTGCTGTAATTCTGTACTGCCCTGTACACTACTACCCCAACGAATCATTAGATAATTACTGAATTTTTTACGCTCTTCATCTGTAAGGTCTCGATAAAAGTTACGATCCTTGTTATCAAAGGCTCGCATTTCATTTGCTATGTTTAGTTTATCGCTCATACTGGATGATGTGGCACAGTGTAATCTTGTTGGATAAGTGCATGTACAAGTTTAACACGATCAAGTGCATCTTGTAAAGCGGGATTCGTTCGAGCTGCACGATGAATTTCATCCCATAACTTTTGTTCTTGTATGTTGTCAAATAGTTCGTCTCTATCGTAATGTTTCCCTATTTCGAATCTCTGACCAGGCGGATCTCCCATTCGCCTGGCATATACAACACCATTGGCTCGTTCGTATATATAACCTACGCCAGGTTCTAGTCTACCAGCATTTTCCATAATCAACCACCTCACTTTGTCTAGATATATCTTTCACGAAGTATGCACACAACGGTTCCTGTTCTCCGGTTACCAAAGGTATTGCTAGTAATTGTCCGGGTTTCAATTTGGGAAAGTACCATTTTACATCTTGATAGATATCAACAATTTCTATTTGTTGAAATTCAGGTTTAAAACTTGAAATGGGGTTAAAACAAAACACGCTAAATCCACGATCATTTATACTAGTCAATGACACAACTTCTAAATCTCCAAGATCGGGTTCGCCAATCAACACGTGCCAATCCACTGGCATCTTTACGATACTGTTACCGATACGTAATACCAATGCAGGGCTGTTAAAACTTTCTAAAAAAATCAATGGTATATAAAAGTAATCCGGTGTTCTTGGATCTGAATTATCCAACACAGCAAACCTAAGATCTTCTACTTCATCTGGTATGTCGTTTAATTCATATGCTGTATTTTCTAATGTAAGTATTCTAATTTTTTTCTCCTTGCCATCTCATCAATAACATAGTCAGGTTGGCTTCATTCCTAAAACGTATTTGTTTAAAATGAACTTGTTTACCACGGCCTGTATTGCTGCACCACCGAGATATTTCATGCATATCTTGTCTGTCTATCTGTATCTATTTAATTCCGTTACCGCGATCTTCTATTCTGAATGTCATTTCATCTAATCTCATAAACACAACTATAAAAGTTTTTAAAATATATAGTATCCATCAAATTTTTATAATTTAACCAAGCGTTGTAAACGTATGCATCACATCCAGTTTCAAGTATTCTGTCTCTATTATAAGGATCTATGCAATTAAATACTGTTGAATTTTGTTTTTTCAAATAATCTAGTAGTTCTAACACGTACTTTGTTCTCCATACAAACGGAGGATTAGATGATGGTAAGTTTCTGACACCTATATATTTTTGCCAGTCTAAATTAAAATATTGGAACGAATTTTTAAAAAATATTTTAAATCGAGGTTCTAACGATTCCCAATATAAATCTGAATCACATGATAATGTTATTGGAGACTTGTTATCAAAAAATATTTCATTAATATTCCAATATTGAGAAATTCTGTTACGACTAGTTAACATAATATAAAATTGAAATTGGCATATTGTGGAAAAATAAAATAAAATTATTTGGGCAACACTCCAACCATCTAAATCTGTATTATAATTTTTAATAATCTTTAAATCGTTGAAAAACAATGATATATCTTGATAGTGAATTATATTCCTATTCCTATTAGTAAATTGATCAATAATTTGTTTTAACTGGGTATAATACTTGATATCATCATTCAAAATAATTGTGTGGCTAAAATTGTAATCAATGTTATCATCCATTGATTCTAACAAACCAACAATAGTATCAAAATCTTTATTATAAGTGACAGTAACAAATTCAACCAGGTTATTATTCATTCCCAATCGGCCTTTTCTACAGTGAATGGATAATTGGCTTCCTTGTAAAATTGTTTTCTTTTTGTTAAATGTCTTTTTGCGAATTTGCAGGTGCTGGTTATATCCCAGATTTGGACAAAATCTTTGTCTTCAGCTCGCCTAATGCCGCGGCCAATTGATTGTATAACTCTAACAAAAGACTTCCCAGGCTCAAGCAGAACAAGATTAAAAATGCGGGGAATATTAATACCAACAGCAGCAACACCGTATGTAGCGATAATGATTTTGTCTGAAGCTTCTGCCACTTGGTCATAGTGCTCTTTACGTTCCCCGGCCTTGGTTGCTCCTGACACAAACACACTGCCTGTCAGTCTTTCAGCTAGAGCCCGGCCGGCACTGATTCGATCTACTAGTATTAGTGTGTTGCCCGAATCAACAATAGTACTTATCAAACGACCAATATAATCTAGTCTTTCAGCAGTTTCTATCAGGTATTTTAATTCGCTTTGATAGTTTGTGTATTCTTTATTATCCACTAGTTGTACAACATTCACATGGCATTGTGCTAAGTGGCCGGCTTCTTGTAGTTCGCTGGCACTTAGCTGTCCTACTACCGGACCTAGCATGCAGTTAATACTTTGCCGAGCATAATCTTCTTTGGGTATAGTTCCAGTTAACCCCCAGCGTATAGGCACTTGTGCAAATGGCCCGCTTAACAACGCTTTCAGTGCATCGGCTTTTGCTTGATGTACTTCATCAACTATAACTGCCACTACACCTTCTAAGAACTCGCCAATGGTTATTTCTGCTTCGGCATTCTTAGTAGTCTTTAACAAGTTGTTAAGGCTTTGCCATGTACATATAGTATGTGTGTGATTATATTCTTTACGATCACCAAAATATACACCTGTGTCTAGTTCTAGATTAACAAAGTCATCTTCGGTTTGAGTGACTAGACTTTTGTTTGGCACAATTACAATAGCACGCCCATATTGACTAACTGCATCTGCTAGTGCGGCTGTAATGATAGTTTTACCTGCACCTGTGGCTACTTCTTGTACACATTGTATATTAGTTAAAAAGCGATCAATAATTTCAGGCTGATAATCTCTAAGCACTATTGGCTCGCCAGCCCGAGGATGATTACGAGGCCACTGTTTGTGTTGGTAAGTTTTTTCATCCACTGTGGCAAATTCAAATGTAGTGCGATAGTTCCTAGCATCCTCTACTGTAACATCATAGCCCTGCTCATCTAGATAGGGTAGTATCTCTGGTAACAAGTTAATGTAAGTAGTGCCGCCAAGATTAAAGAATGGTACTTTGCCATCCCAACGGCCAAGTCTGACACTAGGCTGATAACGAGCACCAGGTATTTCGTATTTGTATTTTTTGACTAAGGCTGTTCTTGTCGCAAGATCAAGGCCTTCGATCTTAACGTTTACTTCATCTTTAATTAATAATTTTGCTTGCATGAAAGTTACTTGTCCACTGTTTTTTTAATTTTGTGTACATAACTACTAGGTTCTAATGTTATTGAGTCTATATTGTTAAAATAATTTATTGTAAGAGGAATATACTCTGTTTGCCAATGATCGTTATAAATTTTGTTGTCTAATGTCCAATATATTTTAAACCATTTATTTTTTTTATCAACTGGTAGCATAATGGCATTAAGTTCAATAGTATTTTTTATAAAATTATATTTTACAGCAAAGTTAGAACTAATAACAGTTTCTTTGTCTACATTAGTTTGTAGTAATTTTATAGGTTTTAGGATAGTAAATTCTAAAAAAATTTGATCAAAAACACTATTCAAATCATCTGAATATCCCCAATTTATAATTTTATCCAAAAATTCATTTTCAATTACATCAATATGATAATTAAATCGATCTGGTATAATTTTTAAATGGGAAAACCTTTGCTTGATGGTTTGTATTGTGTAAGGAAAAATATTATTTGTAAAACTAATATTAATTATTTCACTTACACAAACTTCGGCAGCAGCAAGATATTCTGATATATCATCATGTACAAAATCAGCATAAACAACAACTATTTTATCTTCCCATCCTAATTTTTTTATAGATTGTTTTAGCATGTGACAAATTAACTGGTCCTTTTCAATGGCAAAAACCTTAATTGCACCCGCTTGTACTGCTAAAAAACTAAGGATACCAGAACCAGCCCCTAAATCAACAACAATTTTGTTTTTACAGTGTAACTTTATATTGTGTTGGTAATATTCTTTAACTTTGTTTTTTCTAATTTGAGTAACAGCAATACCATGTAAATCATTATCTAAATAACCAACAGTTTTTTTACTTGGCATATATTTTTGCTCCGGAAAATTTATTATACACTTCTGTAGCAAAATAAACAACCTTTTCTGCCTGTTGAATTAGTATCGTTTTTTCACCGCCGTGCATCATGCCTTGACCACTAATTAATAATGGTATAGGTTGATCCCAACGAGCAGTAAACTTATCAAAGTATACGACTTTTTTGTCGGCAACAAATGTATTGGCTCTCAAAGTCTTTGCTTGATATATATCGTCTGATTCAAATTGGCTAACAAAATTCTCTAACAACCTTTTACTCATGTCTGGTTCATACACATATATGGGATATCTATTTGTAATTTTTGCATATTTTATCACATCAGAATAAATTGATTGGTCACTGGTAGGTGCAAACTTGCTTTCCTGTGCAGTCATTAAATTTAAAATACGCGGTCCATACTTTGTAGCAACATCTACCTGTAATAATTCATCTACTGTGTATCCATAGACTGCAGATTGATCCACTAATCGATCTAGATCCGACCAATCCGTAACAGATTCTAGCAATGAACGAGCAGCATTGGTAATTGTAATCTGACCATCTTGTTTAACTAGTTCAATATAATAGGGCAGTTGTTCGCAATATTCAACCGCTTGAATATATCTCGCAAACTCGGGTGCAATTTCAAATTGATGATTCTGTGCAAAGCCATGCGCCGCTACTACATTGGTTTCTGTAAGTGCCAGTGCCCAAGTACGATTGTCCGAATTAAATCGCC